GACGACAATCCGATTCTGTCTGAAGAGCGTAAGCGTTCCATTATTCAATCAACTAAGAAAAATCCTTATCTTTATAAGAGAGACATTCTCGGTCAACGTGTCATGCCTCAGGGCGTTATTTACGGCCTATTTGACCTTGAAAAGAACATCAAGGATAGTTTGTTAGGCGAACCCGTTGAAATGTATTTTACAGGCGACGGTGGGCAATCTGACGCTACTTCAATGGCTTGCAATATCGTTACTAAGCATCGAGAGAACAACAAGACTGTCTTTAGACTCAATCGTGTAGCTCACTACTACCACAGTGGAGCTGAGACTGGCCAAGTCAAGGCTATGTCTACCTATGCGGTCGAGCTTCGAGCATTTATTCAGTGGTGTGTTAGCAAGTATCAAATGCGTTATACAGATGTCTGGATTGACCCAGCGTGTAGATCCTTACGAGAGGAATTGCACAAGCTAGGGATTCAGACAAGAGGGGCTTTGAACAACGCCCATGACGTTAGCAGCAAGGCGAAGGGTATCGAGGTAGGGATTGAACGTGGTCAGAATATCATCTCTTCAGGTCAGTTCTTGCTTATCAATCACTCTGAAGAAGAGTACGACCATTATCACTTTTTGAAAGAGATTGGTCTTTACAGTCGTGATGATCATGGAAAGCCTATCGATAAGGATAATCACGCTATGGATGAATTTAGATATAGTGTTAATGCGTTTTATAAAAAATACGCTAATTTTTAACAGGAGCAAGAAATGGGATTTATTCAAACCATTAAGAATTTTTTTAAAAGGAGCCGATATGCAATGACGACAGACAGTCTGACAAGTATTACAGACCATCCTAAAATCGCAGTGACAAGCGCAGAGTATCGTCGAATCAATGAGAATCTAAGATACTATCAGAGCAACATTGAGAAGATAACATACACGAATACCGATGGCATCAAGAAGCAAAGAGAAGCGACTCATTTGCCAATTGCTCGGACCGCTGCCAAGAAGATTGCTAGTCTGGTCTTTAACGAACAGGCCTCGATTAAATTGGACGACGAGCAAGCGGACGCATTCATTCAAGAGACTTTAAAGAATGACCGCTTTAACAAGAACTTTGAGCGCTATCTTGAGAGCTGTTTGGCTTTGGGTGGTCTTGCTATGAGGCCATATGTGGATAATGGACGAGTGCGAGTGTCATTCATTCAAGCACCAGTCTTTTTGCCGCTACAGTCTAATACGCAGGACATTTCAAGCGCTGCTATCGTGACTAAGACGATTAAATCTGCAGGCCAGAAGAACATCTACTACACCTTGATTGAGTTTCACGAATGGGCGAAAGATGGGAAATACATCATTTCAAACGAGCTATACAGGTCTGAAAGCTCTGAACAAGTCGGCGGACGTGTGCCCCTTGCTGAAATCTACGAGGATCTAGAAGAACAAGTTGAACTAAACGGTCTAACAAGACCGCTTTTTTCTTACCTTAAGCCTCCTGGAATGAATAACAAGGACATCAATTCACCCCTTGGGCTGTCTATCTTCGACAATGCCAAGAGCACGATTGATTTCATTAATACGACCTATGACGAGTTTAAGTGGGAAGTCAAGATGGGCCAACGCAGAGTGGCGGTTCCTGAGAACCTTACAGAGACTCGAATGGTCAATATTGATGGAGACGCCCAACTTGTCAAACGCTTTGACACAGAGCAAAACGTCTACTTACGCTTGTCCACTAATGACATGGACGGAGGAACAATCACAGACCTGACTACCGCAATCAGGGCAGATGATTACATCAAGACTATTAACGAGGGTCTAGCGCTCTTTGAGATGCTTCTAGGCGTTTCTGCTGGAATGTTTACATTTGACGGGCAGAGCTTGAAGACTGCGACAGAGGTCGTATCTGAAAATAGTGATACTTACCAAATGAGAAACAGTATTGTCAGTCTGGTCGAGCAGTCTTTGAAAGAATTGATTATCTCAATCTGCGAGCTTGGGAGTCTTTATAGATTATATAGCGGTCCAATTCCTCAAATGGAGAAGATTTCAATCAATCTTGATGACGGAGTCTTTACCGACAAGAACAACGAGCTTGATTATTGGACCAAGGCTTTGGCTAGTGGCATTGTCAGCAAGGCTCACGCTATCCAGAAGGCTTTCAATATGTCAGAGCTTGACGCTAAGAAGATGATTCAGGCGATTAATCAGGAAACGATGGACACGGCTAACAGCCAGCGAACACAAGAGGACATCGACTTGTACGGAGAGTGATTAAATGTCAAAAAAGAGACCACCAATCCAGTTCAATGACGAGCAACTGCTACTTCAAGCGAGCAATGTCGCGGATATTTATCATCAGTTAGCCTTGGATTTGTTTGACAACGTGGTCGAACGTGTGACAGAGCGTGGTACGGTCTATCTGGATAAGCAACCGTATATCTGGCAACTTGAGAAGATGCAACAGATGCACATGCTAAATGAGGAGAACCTGAAGCTAATCTCTAAATACTCTGGAGTTGCTGAAGAACAGCTACGCTACATTGTTGAAAATGAGGGTTTGAAGCTCTACACAGACACCAAACAGCAACTTTTAGAAGATTTAGGGCATGGATCCGCAGGAAATAGCAATCACATTCAAGAAATCCTTGCAGATTATGCAAGTCAAGCTGTCGGAGATATCCATAACTTAATCAATACTACTTTGCCGATGTCTGTAATTGGTGCATATAAAGGCATTGTGGAACAATCTGTTGCTAGAGTGGTTACTGGCCTGTCTACGGCTGATAAGGCTATCTCTGACACGGTCATGAAGTGGCAAGAGAAAGGTTTTCAAGGTTTCAAGGACAGCGCTGGGCGTAACTGGAAGATTGACAATTACGCACGGACGGTTATCAAGACGACAACCTATCGAACCTATCGAGAAATGCGAACAAGACCAGCTGAAGAGCTGGGCGTTGATACCTTTTATTTTTCAAAGAAGGCGTCAGCTCGCAAGTCGTGTGCGCCTTTGCAACATGAGATAGTGACGACTGGCCGGGCTAGGGTCGAACACGGCGAGAAGATTTTAGCTTTGTCAGATTATGGTTACGGTCGGCCTGAAGGGTGCCTTGGTATCAACTGCGGTCACATGCTGACACCGTTCATTCCTGGAGCCAATTACAAGCCTGATTTGGGCGAGGACGTCGATTCGGTTAGTCCAGAGCAAGCGATGGATAATGCCAACGCAGAAGCGAAGCAGAGGGCGCTAGAACGGTCTATCAGAGCGAACAAGGAAAAACTTCACGTCGCTGAGAAATTGGGCGATGATGATCTGATAAACAAGTACAAGAGCAAGATAGGCGCTCAAAAGGCTTCTTTGAAAGATTATATCGATAAGCACCCCTTCCTGAAACGTAATGAAGCAAGGGAACAACTCTTCAAGAAAAACGAAAAACCAGCAAGCGTCGAACCTGCTGGTAATAAGTCTTATGTTTCTGTAAAAGAGAAATGGCTATCAAATGCAGATCCTAGCAAAGCTAAGGTCACAGAAATGAATTTCTGGGAACAAGATGGCAAAAAATATTATGTCGATGGGCATAACGTTAAATTTGAACCGTCTCAAAGAGAAAGAGAACTTGCGCATCTAGTCGCTAGCGAGTTAGGAAGACATGTGCAACTTAATCCTAAAGTAGAAAACCCTAGCGGTATACCAGTACCAGATTATTTAATCGACGGCGTTCGCTATGATGCAAAAGAAATAGAAGGTGTCGGCAAAAATAATATTGATACGGCTATTAAAGGTCAGAAAAAACAAGCGCACTCTTTTGTTATCGATATTACAAAAACAGAAATGGACGTCAGTGGTGCGCTTGAAAGAATAGGGCGAATTTACAGAAACTATAATAGACGATGGGTCGATAATATTATTTTGGTAGAGGGTGATGAGATTATAGATATTTTTGGGCGAAAATAAAAAGAAGTGCGACTCTCCCACAGCTCTAAGGCTTTTTGGGCGGGAAAACCACACTTCTTTCTTAATCTAATTATAACCCACAATATATTTTTTTTCAAATAATAAAGGAGAACAAATGAAATACAGAAAGAAACCAGTAGTGGTCGAGGCTGTGCAGTGGAACGGCAATAACCATAAAGAGGTAATTGACTTTGCAGAAAATAAGATTTGGTTTGATGCACTTGGGAATATATGGATTGCTACACTTGAAGGTGATATGATAGCTAAAAAAGGTGATTATATCATTAAAGGAGTTCAGGGCGAGTACTATCCATGCAAGCCGGATATTTTTGCAGAAACATATGAAAAAACGGGGGAATAAAATGTTAGAAAAAGCAAAACAATTGGCATCACAAGAATTTTCGCGCTTGTCAGGTCGTGAAATCAAAGCAGAAGATTGCTTTGTAGTTTGGTTTAGCAAGACCCTGCAAAACTGGAAAGCTCTTGTTAGTACGAACGCAATTACATCAAGCGAACCTTGTGGAGATTATGCAGAAATCACGCATAACGGAGACAAGAAAGAGACTTATGTGGATGTTTACGCCAAGGTTTCAAATCGTGCCATTAAAGATTAGGAGGTGATCCAACATCTTGACTAGCAGGAATAGACTGCTATAAATCACTGTAAATTGCTATAAACCGCATCGAAATCGAGGCGGTTTTCTTATGCCCTAACCGTATGGAATCCCGTACGGTTTTTTACTTGACTTTATCCGCAGTCGGTAAAGAACGGAAGATAATACCTAATTTTAGGAGGACAGAAGAATGGCAGAAGACATTCAAACACAAGCTGACCAGTCAGCAAATACTGGAGAAAATACTGAGGCACAGGCTCAAGAGCAATCTGTCAAGACTTTCACTCAAGAAGAGGTGACTGGTCTTGTCGCTAAAGAGTCCAAGAAAGCGCAAGAAAAAATCTTCAAAGACCTAGGGTTTGAAAATTTCAAGAGTGCTAAAGAAGGACTTCAACAGCTCAAAGAGTGGAAGGACTCACAAAAGAGCGAGGCTGAGAAACAGTCAGAAGCGCTTGCTGCTAAAGAGAAAGAGCTAGAACTTGCTTTGTCAGATAAGAAGAACCTGGAAGCGAAACTATCAGCTCTGACTCTGGGAGTAAATGCTGAGTCTGTAGACGATGTCATCACTCTATCTGCTCGCTTGGTATCCGATGAGGTGTCTATCGAAGATGCTATTGGTCAAGTGTTGCAGAAATATCCTCAGTTTGGGCGCACAGAGCAATCTGAGGAGAAAAAGCCGACATTTTCAGCTGGAGGGAATCCAACGGCTGGAACGAACCAAGAAGACGCCTTTTTAAAGGCTCTAGGACTAAATAATTAACAGGAGAATGATTAATGACAATCAACTATATTACTAAACACGAAGGCACTTTTGAAAAGAAATTGATGCAAGGCGCACTTACAAGCATCTTGGAAACGCCACAAGTAAACTGGCTGGGCGCTAAGTCGTTCGAATTACCTACAATTTCAGTTACTGGCTACAAAGCGCACACTCGATCTAAAGGTTACAATTCTGGTACAGTTTCAAACGACAAGAAAGTTTACACGCTAGGATTTGACCGTGACGTCGAGTTCTTCGTAGATGCTGCAGACGTTGACGAAACGAACCAAGAGCTTTCAGCTGCTAATGTATCTAACACATTCATCACTGAACACGCAACACCAGAAGTCGATGCTTATCGCTTCTCTAAAATTGCTACAGAAGCTATCACAAACAGCCACTTCAAGTCTGAAGATGACCTGTCAGAAGTGAACATCTACACAAAATTGAAAGCTGCTCTTTTGCCAGTTCGTAAATACGGCGCTCAAAACATCGTTATGTATGTTTCTAGCGAGGTAATGGACTTCTTGGAACGTTCTAAAGAGTTCACACGATCAATCGCTACTACATCACCTCAAGGCATCGACACTCGTGTCACTTCCCTTGACGGAGTTCAGCTTATCGAAGTTTGGGACGATGCACGATTCAAGACTAAGTTTGACTTCACTGAAGGCTTTGTTAAGGCTTCGGATGGTAAAAACATCAACTTCTTGATTGTTGCTAAGCCGGCAATCATTGCTAAGGCTAAATTCAACTCAATCTATCTGTTCGCTCCTGGTCAACACACTGAAGGTGACGGATACTTGTATCAAAACCGTTTGTATCATGATCTTTTTGTCTTGCAATCAAAACAAGACGGGGTCTATGTTTCTCACAAATCTGCTTAATGAGGAGGTAGAAAATGCGTAAGTACGAAAAAGGGAATCAAGTCTACACCGTGCAAGAAGGCAGCTTGCTTGAAACTCAGCTAATCGCTGAGGGCTTTGAAGAAGTGATTGAAGATGGCCAAATCTCAGAGATTTTGGCTACTTATTCACTTTCCGAAATGACCTTGGCAGAGCTGAAAGCTCTTGCTAAAGAAAAAGGGATTGAAGGTTATTCAACCAAATCCAAAGATGAGCTTTTGGAGGTTCTAAATGGCCAAATTTGAAGCAAAAAATAATTTTTATGTTGAAAAAACAGGGCAGCAATTCGATGAAGGTGTTGTTTATGAAATGACATCTGCTGAAGCGGATGAGATCAACAGACGCTCAACCGCTCACTTTGGCGAAGAATGGCTTGAGTGTATCGAGCCAGATGTAGCACCTGTAGAACTAACAGAACCAGTTCCAGAAGTTCCTGAATCAACTAACTTTTTAATGTAAGGTGGTGTTGTCATGACCTACTTAACAAGAGAAGAGTTCAGAGGTTTAGGTTTTGATTCGGTTGAAAATTTTGACCAATTGCTACAACGAGCTGAAATGACTATCGATGCTTACACTAGAGATTTTTACTCTATGAATAGCTTTGATACCGATATTGAAGCAAGAAAGAAGGCTGTCAAACGTGCCACAGCCTTTCAGATTGCTTATTTGGACAGTTCGGGCATCATGACGGCAGAAGATAGACAATCTATTGCGAGTATGTCAGTAGGACGGACATCAGTAAGCTATCGCACAGGCTCTCAGAATGGCTCAAATTCGCTTTCTTTGGCTGAAAGGTATAATTTATCGAGAGACGCTGAAAACTGGCTGAGAATGGCAGGATTTGGCTTTGCGAGGGTTGATTATGATAGATAAACGAATACTACCTGACTCTTTGACGATTAAGAAGGTCGAAGGGAAAGATGATTGGGGGAAAGAGACGTACTCTGACCCCCTTTATTTATCCCCTTGCAAATTCGACAGAACCTTCTCTCATACCGGGACAGGCAACCATCGTAGCGAAAGGAACTCATCGACTGTAATTGTCTATCCTAAATACTGCCCAGTAAAACTTGATAAAAGTTTTATTGGTGGTATCGTTGAGGAAGACGAGACCAGTTATGTTGTCAAAAACATTATTCCACAATACCATCCGTTTACTAAGAAGCTGTTAGCTTATGAAATCGAGGTGATTTGATGGGCGGTGCTAGTGTGAAGATTGACTTAAAAGGTGTTGAGAAGAAAGTTTCTCCAGAGAATTTCGCAAAAGGACAACTTGCTATTGCTGAACAAATGATCATGGATATGGAGAGATTTGTTCCAAAACGAGATGGAGAACTACGATCTAATGTCGATGTAAGAAAAGGCTCTATAGTGTATAAGCAGCCTTACGCTAGATTGCTTTTCTACGGCAAGAAAGGGAAAGGTTTCTTTTCCGAGAAACAAAGAAAGTTCTTCTTTGCGAATAAGAAGAAGCTACTGAGTCGAAAAAAAACACCTGGAACTGGTCCAAGATGGGACGAGAAAGCCTCAGCTCTATATGCTAAGAATTGGGCAGAGGTCGGTGCTAAAGCAATGGGAGTTAAATAATGCACGAAAATGACTTTTCAGAGGTCTTGCTGGAGCATATCAAAAGTGTTCAGACCCAAATCCCATCAAAACACGGCTATTTAGACGAATGTGAGGGATTGGTGATCTACCCACTTCCTGGAGGAAATGTGGTAGAAGAGGATATGGCAGGAACGCAGATTGTGGACCTGCCTTTTGAGATTGCAATCAAGTCAAAAGACCAGAAACTAATTGATAACACTCTATGGCAGATTAACACTGCCTTATCAAAAATCGGCTTGGAATTACTAAGCAAGAACAATTCATATAACTATTTAGGCCTTGAAGTCAAGAAACCGTACTTAAACGAGTTGGACGAACAAGGTTTTTACACTTACTTGCTGGATGTCACAGCAAATCTTGAAATCGAAAGGAAAGAATAAATGCCAAAGAACAAAAACGCACTACGAAAACATTTCATTGGTCCTTATAGCGCCGAACATCCTGAGACTGCGCCAGAAAAAGAAGCGTATATGTGGATTGCTAAAGGAATTAAATCATCTTCCCCTGAAAATAACGAAGAAGATGACGATGCAGCATACTTCGACAGTGATGGTACTAAAGAGAAAATCATTGTTTCAAAAACACGAGGTCGTACATTTGAAGGGCATCGTGATTACTCTGACAAGGCCCAGAACTTTGTAGCCGATAAAGAAGACGAGGTCGGTGATGATCTCATCGTTTGGTACAAAGAAGTTTCATCTGATGGTAAAACTCAAAAAGAGGGATTAGCTCGTCTTTCTGAAATTGAGATCGGTGACGGTGAAGCATCTGAGCTTGAAAAAATCAAGTTCAAGATTGTATGGACTCGTAAGCCTAAGAAATCAAACGTATTACCTGAATAGAGACAGGGCGGTTTCCGCCTTGTCTTCTTTTTTTGAAAGGAGACAAAAAATGGTCGTAATTAAAAAACTAAGCAACATCATCCCTGTTGATTTTGGGGAGTTTCAACTTGAATATGTGGCGAATGATGAGAACATCAAACGCATGAAGACAATTGGCCAGAACATGGAAAAACGTGCTAAAAAACTGGAAGAAGCAGATGATGAGTCAGCTTTTAAAGAGGCTTACAAAGCATCTAAAGATAGTTGGACAGAGTTGTTCGATGAAGAAGCTTTTGAGAAAGTTTATAAATTTTCAGGAGAAACAACAACGGATACAATCTATTATCTAATCCAAACCATCCGTGGTATTGTTACCGAATTTGAGAACCGACATTCTGAAAAAGCAATCAAGAAATATTTAGAGGGTTAATGATGCTGGATCTATCACGAAAATTGACAGATGAGTTGGTTATTGGTGATAAGGTCTACTCTCTCAATATGTCCTTTGATAACATCATTAGACTCTTTGAAATGTGGTGTGATGAGGAAATACCAGAACAGGTTAAACCTTTCTTTGCTTTAAAAATGCTTTCAGGAGAGGGATTTGGGTCGTTCTCGATTGAAGATGCTATGGATATCTTCCAACAGGTTTTCGAGGAACACATTCAGTTAAAATCACTTAAAGATGTGTCGGTTGAGTACGATTTAGC